CGGCTCAATCGCCGTGACGATGCTCTACGTCATCAGCTAACGACGAGGGGGCAGCTCAGGCTGCCCCCTTCTTTCATAGGGGCTTGGAATGGCATCAGTCGTCGATATCTGTAACTCAGCGCTGAACCAGATCGGTGCGTCGAACATCATCAGCCTGACTGAAGACAGCAAGGCTGCGCGGATCTGCAATCAGCGTTATGACTTTATCCGCGACTATGTGTTTCGAGCTCACCCGTGGAACAGCCTGATCCAGCGCACCACCCTGGCGGCAGACACAGCCACACCGGCTTTCGAGTTCGCAAAACAGTTTTCATTGCCGACAGATCCATTCTGTCTGCGAGTCCTCAGCCTCGATGATCCTGACATCATCTTTCGCGTCGAGGGCCGCAAGATCCTGACAGACGAGAGCACGATAAAGCTCAAGTATGTCGGCCGGATCACAGATCCCAATGCTTATGACACGCTGCTGATCGAGACCATAGCAGCCGCCCTGGCAGCTGACCTGGCCTATCCCCTGGTCGGCAGCGCCACCCTGGGCGCGAATATGAATGTCTTCTACCAGGAGAAACTCAAGGAGGCTCGCTTCGTGGATGCGACCGAGGACAACCAGATCAACACCTCGGACACCAGCATCTCGCAAAACTTCTCGGCTGATACCTTCATCAATTCGAGGCTCTGATGGCCAAGGCATCCCCTAGCTTTAGCAACTTCACAGCCGGTGAGCTGAGCCCCCGCCTGGACGGGCGCACAGACATCCAGAAATATTTTAACGGCTGCAAGACGCTCGAGAATTTTGTCGTCCACCCGCATGGCGGCGCAAGCCGGCGGCCTGGCACGATCTTTGTCCGCGAGGTGAAGAATAGCGCGCACAACGTCCGGCTGATCCCTTTCGAGTTCAATGTCGAGCAAGCCTATATCCTGGAGTTCGGCGACCAACATTTCAGAATCCACAAGGATGGCGGCACGGTTGTATCGAGTGGCAGCCCGGTTGAGGTGACGACGCCCTACCTCCACACCGAGCTCGCCGACATCAAGTTCACACAATCTGCGGACGTGATGTATATCGTCCACCCCAACCATGCGCCCAGGAAGATCACCCGCACCAGCCACACAGCCTGGACGATTACGGCTGTGGACTTTCAACGCGGTCCATTCCAGGACGCCAACCTGACCAGCACAACGCTGACCGCCAATGGCAGGACCGGCACTGTTACCATCACTGCAAGCGCCAGCACGTTTGCCAGCACAGATGTCGGCCGCCTGGTCAAGCTGCACCACGGCTTTGCCCAGGTTGCCAGCTTCAGCTCGGCCACGTCTGTCACCGCTGCCGTTCAGGAGACAGCTGACGGCCGGGCAGAGCTGGCGCCAAGCTACACAGCGACGACGCTGAGCTTCCATGAGGGTGACCCGTCTGCGACCGGGCTTGAGCATAATGACCGGATCCAAGACAGCGCCGGCAACTTCCTGACCCAGGGCTTCACCACTGGCATGAAGATCTCGGTCTCAGGCGCCGGCACCAGCAACAATAACGAGAGCGGCGCTATCATCGTCCAGATCACTCAGGACACGATGCTGCTTTCGCCTAGCGCGGATCTGACAGACGAGGCAGCTGGCTCGAGCGTGACGATTTCAGGCGACCTGGTGGCAGACAGCAGTTTTGCCCTGGGCGCTTTTTCTGCGACGACTGGCTTCCCAGCTGCAGTGACCTTCTACGAGCAGCGCCTTGTTTTCGCTTCGACAACCGAGCAGCCGCAGACAATATTTTTCTCGGTGGGTGGCAGCTTCGAGGATTTCACAGATGGCGTCGGCCCAGCTGACGCGCTGACTTACACCCTGGGATCTAACCAGGTCAACGTCATCCGCTATCTCCAGGCCGGCAGGGTGCTCCTGGTCGGCACGTCAGGCGGCGAGTTCGTGGTGACGAGCTCCGAGGATGCCCCGCTCAGCCCAACCAACGCGGTGGTCAAGCGCCAGGCAACCTATGGCTCGGCCAACATCCAGCCGGTCCAGGTGGCTAACGTCACGCTTTTCGTACAGCGCGCCAGGCGCAAGCTGCGCGAGCTGGTGTTCGATCTGAACACAGACAGCTATCAAGCGCCGGACATGACGCTCCTGGCCGAGCACATAACGACCAGCGGCATCAAGGCAATGGCGCTGCAGCAGGAGCCCGACAACGTCGTCTGGTGCGTCCTGGAGAACGGCAAGTTCGTCGGTATGACCTACAGGCGCGAAGAGAACGTGATCGCCTGGCATGAGCATCTGATCGGCGGCAGCTTTGGATCTGACAGCTTTGCTCACGTCGAAAGCGTTGCGACCATACCTGGCGCCCTGGATGAAGACCAAACCTACCTGATTGTGAAGAGGACTATCGGTGGAGCGACTAAGAGATATATTGAATATTTTAATTTCTTTGATTTCGGAGACAATATCCTTGACGCCTACTTTGTCGATTCGGGACTAACCTACAGCGGGTCAGCTGCAACGACGATCAGCGGCCTGGATCACCTCGAGGGGCAGACAGTCCGCATCGTGGCAAATGGCGCCACCCACCCAGACAAGGTGGTGAGCAGTGGGGCCATATCGCTCGACTTTTCTGCAACCAACGTCCACATCGGCCTCGGCTATAGCTCGACCCTGCAGACCATGAGGATTGATGCCGGCGGCACAGAAGGCACGTCCCAGGCAAAGACCAAGCGTATCCATGACGTCACGCTTCGGCTGTTCCGCACGGTTGGCGTCGAGGTCGGCAGCTCGACCAACGAGCTCGACCGGATCCCGTTTAGATCTTCAGCTGATGCAATGGACTCTGCCCTGGCGCTTTTCACGGGCGACAAGGAGGTCGAGTTCCGAGGGGGCTTCGATACTGACGGTTTCATCGTCGTGAGGCAGTCCCAGGCGATGCCCATGACCATCCTTTCGATCATGCCGCGTCTGATTACTTTCGATCAATGAACACTATCGAGTACGAAAAAGCTCACCTCGAGCGACTGATGGAAGGCGATCTAAACGCTGGCGCAGAGCGGCTCGGCTACATGATGGAATATGCCGGCCGCCTCGAGCAGCCTGGTTGGGCCTACACGGCCTTGGACCAGGGCCAGGTACTTTTCTGCACCGGTATCGTGGATCTTTGGCCTGGGACTGGTGAGGTCTGGTTCATTGGCAGCCAGGAGATCCACAGAAAGCCCAGGAAGGTCATCGAATACTGCAGGGGCGCCATGCGCCGCTGCGCTATCGAGAACGGCCTCTGGCGCGTCCAGGGCGTTTGTCGGGCTGACTGGCCGCAAGCGCTCCGTTTCGCCGAGTTCTTCGGCTTCCACAACGAAGGCCTGATGCGCCGCTACGGTCCAGAAGGCTCAGATTATTACAGGGTAGCGTGGTTCCCAGATGGGCATTGAAACAGCAATCTTCACAGCAGCAGCCGGCACCGCCGTCTCAGCTTATGGCCAATATCAGGCCGGCAAGACGCAGCAAGCTGCCTACAACTTCAACGGCCAGATCGATGAGCGCAACGCCAAGGCTGCCGACCAGCAAGCTGAGCAGATCCAGCTGGCAGCAGATCTCGAGGCCATCAAGTTCCGCAACGACTTCCAGCGGCTGCAGGACGCTACCGCCCAGGCAAACAGATATAATGGCTGGATGGCTGACACGGGCACCCCGCTCAAGGTTGCCCTGGCAAACGCGACCGAGGCTGAGGAAGAGCTGGCCATCGCTGACTACAACGCCAGCATCGGAGCTGCCCAGGCACGAGAGAGCGCTGTCCAGTCCAGGATGTCATCGCAGCTCAACCAGATGTACGGCCGGGCAGCTCGCCGGGCTGGGGTTATCAACGCCGGCAGCAGCCTCCTGGCCGGTGCGTCTAACATCGGGCAAATTAGGGCAACGGCATGAGGGTTCCAACCTATCAATCGCAGGGCAAGCGGACCACCGAGGTCTCTGCTCGTCAGCTGAACGTCAGAGCCAACCCAGGCGCCCTGGCTGCCGAAAGCCAGGCGCTGGCTAACTTTGGGCAAACCGCTGCCAAGGTTGGGGCCTCCTGGTACGAGCAGTCGCTGAAAGCAGAGCGCGCCGGCCAGCTCAAGAGCGCAGAGAACCAGCTGGCTGAGACCCTTCGTAACGTCGAGCTCCAGGCGCTCAACACAGATCCAAAAGATGTCCCAACCCTTTATGACCAAGAGACGAAGGCTGCCATCGCAACCATCACCAGCGGCATCGAGGATCCTGTCGTGCAGCGCCGCTTCAAGGGCAGTGCAGCTGCAGCCACGCTTACCAAGAGCGTCACCATCTTCAAAGACGCGCGCCTTCGCGGCATCGATCAGAATATGGCGAGTTTTGATACCCGCATCAATGAGCGCATCAACACCATCGCAACAGGTGGCCGGGCTGATGCTCATGCGGCAAGGGTCGAGCTTTTTGGCGGCATAGCAGCTGACGGCTCCCAGGTTGCCGGCATCTTCGAGGAAATGGCTGACGCTCAGTATATCAAGGCAACAGACATAGCCGCCAGGAGGCAGACTGCAGAGCAGCGCATCGACTTTCTCGGCGCTCAAAGCATACTCAACGGCATAGCGATCCGGCGCTCAGCAGAAGACGCTGAGAGTTTTTTGATTACGCTGCAGGATCCAAAGCAGTTTTCAAACATGAAACCCGAGAAGCGCGAGCAGCTCATCAACCGCACCAACACAATGGCGGTATCGCTGCGGCGCGCAGCCAACGCAGAAGCTGCCAAGGTTGACGCTGCAGCAGCTCGAGATCTCAAGATAACCCAGGACACCAACTTCGCCCAGCTAATGCAACAGGTGCGTCAGGCTCGTGAGGGCGTGGAGGGCGTAGCCATGCCAAGTATCCTCGATGTCATTGAGCACCAGGGCAATCGGACGCTGACCGATACTCAGGTCAATGCGCTCGAAAAGGCCATCCTGGGCCAGGACGCAGCTGCCACAAACACGGTCACGCTGGCCGGCTTTTACGCAAGGCTGGATCAGGCTGAAAACCAGGAAGACATCGATGATCTGATGGCGGACGCGCTGACCCATATAGGGCCCAACGGCGATATCCAGCTGCAGGACTTCCTAAGCCTCAACGCTTACAGCAACGGCCTAATGGACAAGACCCCGCGCGCTATGGAGATCAAGCGGGTCAACAAGCTGCTGCGGAGCGCCATCGGTGATAGTGACGTTAACTTCGGCGCCCAGTTCGATCCTCAGTTCATGGGTCAGCTGCGCGCTGATGCCATCGACACCTATCACCAGCTCGTCCATGACACCGGCCGAGAGGATCCGCTCGAGCCCAAGGAGGCGTTTAGAATGGTGATGCGGATGTTCAACGATGCAAAGACGCAGTCGCTGACTTACCTGGCGCCTAGCTCGACGGTTCTGGATCTGATCGCAGAAAGAAATCCTGGCAATGCACTGAAGCTAAAAAAGTTCAGCGAGTGGTCCCAGGAAGATCTAAACGAAGCGAGCCAGCTGGTTGTCGGAAGCACAAAACTGACCCCGCTTCAAAAATCGCTCGAGCTCGAGACCTTGTTGCTCATCCAGGAGGCAGTGCGCGAAAGACTGCGGGGCCTTGAGCCCGAGGTCGACAGCAACGCAGAGAGGGGCGCTGGCGGCCCCAACGAGAGCGATAACAATCAAAGCATTACTGATCGACTTTTGAGCACCCTTGGGCTTGGTGACAGTGCCGCTGGCACCACAAATGAACGTCTGAGCGCCATAGAGGGAAGGGGCGGCTGATGCAGGAAAACGATCCCATAGAGCGCTTCGTCGCTGCCCGCCATTCGCAGCGCGGCAAGTCTCTTTACGAGCAGATGCACTTTATGAATAGCGAGATGCCGATTGATGTGGACTATGTCTACGACAACGACATCACAGATCCTGGCAGACCATCAGGGCCGACCGAGGACGAGCTGATTGCTGACCCACAGTTCCAGGCGGCCTCCAAGGTTGTCTTCGATGCCTTCGGTGGCGAGGGCAAAGCTGATCGCCAGTATGGCATGATGATCGGCCAGGAGCCGCCAAAGACCCGCGAAGATTATGCCAAGTGGGGCATGGAGTTCATGGGCTGGTTTAACTACAACCTCCCGCAGATGGGTATGATTAGTTACAAGGCCGGCCAGATGGACGAGGGCGGCATGGAGCGCTTTGCCCTGTTCGAGCTGATGGAGCTCTACGATCAAAAGAAAATCAGCTGGTCTGGAACCCGCCGTTTCTGGACAGGTGTTTTGACGGACCCCTCAACCTATGTTGGTCTTGGCACCTTTGGCGTTGGCGTGGCCGGCAGGACCGGCGTGAAGACAGCAACCAAAGCTGGCCTCAAAGAGATCCTCAAGCGTAGTGCTGGCACGGCAGCCGCGCTTGAGGCTGCAGCTTATGGCGCTGCTGATGACGTTATGCGCCAGAAAGTGAAGGTCGGAGCTGACCAGCAAGGCGAGCTCGACTTTACACAGACTGCCGTTGCAGCCGGCACAAGTGCACTGCTGGGTGGGTCTGTAGTTAAGGGCGCGCAGTTCCTGGCTGACAAGCTGCCGACAAATCAGCTGATGACCAAGATCTATGACGGCGCAGACGAGGCCCAGGCTGACCTTGTAAATTTTCTCAAGGAGTTTTCTGAGCGGCCTATCGATACCGGCGAGGCTGCTATCATACCAGAGAACCAGCCTAAAGTTGTCGATCCAGGTCTCAAGGATCCCGCAACAGCTAGGAAAAAGGTCAAGCGCAAGGGCTACAAATCGCCTGAGCAGCTGAGCGACATCGTGCGCGCTGGCATTGCTGTTGATCGTCCTGACGAAGCCCAGGCCCTAGTCGATAAGCTGGCCGATAATTTCGAGATTGTTGATGAAGGCTGGGATGCCAAGCCTGGCGGTTACTTCGACCGCAAGGTGATGGTCAGGCTGCCAAACAACAAAACCGGCGAGCTGCAGATCTATTCTCAGGAAATAGGCAATATCAAAGAGGATTTGCACAAGGTCTACACAAAAGCTCGTGAGATCGAAAACGATCCCAAACAGCAGAATAAATATCAGGATCTGCTCAAACAGAGCGATGCCATAGCAGCTCAAGCGCTTACAGCTGGTGCAGCGATATGGCAGCCAATCTACGACCAGATCAACCTGACCGTCCCTGGCTTGTAATTAACGTCCTTAAAAGGTAGGATTATCAGATAAAATGTCGATTGATCCCAACGCTCCCGAAGCGCTGGCGAATCAGGTCGGCTTGGCGGGTGGGCTCCTTGAGCCGCTAACAGGCGCCGAGCTCACGCAACCTGATCCCAGCGCTTTTGATTTTAGCCTAGACCCCGACAGTGAGTTCGATCTCCTATCCCCTATCAAGACGGTTGAGCAGGACGAGATCCAGCTGGCCATGTCTGGGCCTATCAGCAAAAACCTGGCGCGGATGATTGGCTTCGACTTTAGCGGCACGTTTGGCGATGCCGCAAAGAAAGTCGATGACATGGCGGCCAACCGGGGCAACCTGGACACCAGCGGCCGCACGGATGTCGAGGGCGAGCAGCTGACCTTTGAGGACGGCGTCTATGCTCCTTATGAGCGGGGCAGCGTCCTGCCAAATCTGAGGGCCGAGGGCGAAATGCCCAACCTTAGATTCGACAAGCCCAAGCTGGCAGATGAAGAGCGCGCTCAAATGGTCATTGAGGGCGTGGACCGTGAGGTCGAGATCCAGCCAGACGGGATGCTGGATGACTTCCGCGCTGTCGGATCCAGGGGCGATGAAAAGATCCCCGACGAGGGACGGGTGCTAAGCACCATCCAGGCGATCAGCTCGACTTACTCGGGGCAGAT